CACCCTTACAGCCTAGAAAGAATGTCTAAGGCAGGTAGAGTTGTTATGAAATTGGCAGAATTACCCAATGAATTACGATTAATGGACTTGCGTAGAACAGGTACAACTGAAATGGTAGAATCTGGTGTTCCACTACCACAAATTATGTCGGTTACAGGACATGCAAACCCACAGTCAGTAAAACCATATTTAAAAAATACATACACAAGTGCGAATAATGCCTTGACAACCAGAATCAATCATGTAAAATCCACTGTAAGTGAAAACATAGAAAGTGATATAACATGAATAATATATATGACATTGTAAGTGATTTACATTTAAGTAATGGGGAAACTAAACGTATGGATTGTCCTGTATGTAAGGGTTACAAAACATTTACAGCTACAAATAATATGGGTAGTTTAGTGTGGAACTGTTACAAAGCTAATTGTTCTGTATCTGGTAACACACGTGTTCACTTAACAAGTGACGACATACGTAAGTCACTTAAACCCCACGTACAACATCAGAAAAAGGACTTTGTATTGCCTGAGTATGTTGTTAGTCATTCACAGGAAGTGTTACCCTTTCGTAAAAAGTTTGGCTTAAATGAAGATGATGTAGAGTTATATTACGATGTTAAAGAACATAGAGTTGTCTTTCCAGTGGTACATGATAGTTGCATAATTGACGCAGTTGGGCGTTCATTAGGAAAAAGATTACCCAAATGGAGAAGATATGGAAATAGTGACTTGCCATACGTACATGGTTGTGGTAAAGTCGCTGTAGTTGTTGAGGATTGCGTCAGTGCTGCTGTTGTAGGAAGTGACGTATATGTCGGGGTGGCTGTGTTGGGTACTTCACTCTCCGAATCACACAAGAGGTACTTGTCGCAGTTCTCAACAGCAATCGTAGCGTTAGACCCCGATGCACTACCAAAGACGCTACAGTTTATGAAGGAATTACGTGGTTACGTAGATAGTGTAAGAGTAATGAATTTGATAGACGACTTGAAGTATAGAAACCCGACGGACTTAGAAAACTTAGACCAACATAGGAGATTGAATTATGGAATTAGGACTGATTAGAAGTTTAATGGACAAGAAGTTCTACGATGAACATCGTGGAGCTAGATGCCCAGACAGATTGTTTAGTAAAGATGTACGTAAGATTAAACAGTCTATAGATAAAGCTATGCAACAGTATGAACGTAGTGTTACACCAGACGAGATAGAAGCTCTGTTTGTATCTGGTAATCCCACAATGACTACAGCACAGAAGGGTGCTTACAGTAGTCTTTTTGCACAGGTCAAGAAGGAACAGCCTATGGGCAGTGACATAGCACAAGATGTGTTATCTAAACTGTTTCAACAGGTTATTGGTGAGGACATTGCCAACATTGGATTTGATTATGTAAATGGTACTCAGAATAATCTTGAGCCACTGCGTAATATCATTGAGAGTTATGGCGATGACTTTACACCTAATCTTAACATTGAGTGGGATGATATTGATATTGAAACACTGCTTAGTAAGAATGATTTGGAATCACAGTGGACATTCAATATACCCACACTCTGTCGTAAGGTTGAGGGTGTTAATGCAGGTCACTTGATTGAGATAGGTGCGAGACCCAATACAGGTAAGACATCTTTTCATGCCAGTATCATTGCAGGTCCAAATGGATTTGCACGACAGGGTGCAAGTTGTATTGTGTTATGTAACGAAGAGGGTGCTCACAGAGTTGGTGCTAGATACCTAACCGCTGCAAGTGGTATGACGATGCACGAAGTTAAAGCTGACCCTAAGAAAGCACACATATTGTATGAGCCTGTGAAGCAAAACATCAAACTACGTGACGCTACAGGTAAGGACATGGCGTGGGTTGAGAGTGTCTGTAAGACATACAAGCCCGACATTGTGGTGCTTGACATGGGTGACAAGTTTGCACGTACAGGTGGCTTTGCACGACAGGACGAAGCACTGAAAGCTAACGCTGTGTATGCACGTATGATTGCTAAACAACATGGGTGTGCTATATTTTATATGTCACAGTTGAGTGCAGAGGCAGAGGGTAAGACTACCAGTGTTAATCAGAGTATGATGGAAGGTTCACGTACAGGTAAAGCTGCTGAAGCTGACCTTATGATATTGATTGCTAAAGATAATGTTACTGAAGGGCAAGAAGAAGAAAGTACGGCACGATACTTAAACTGTGTTAAAAATAAGTTGACAGGGTGGCACGGACATGTTATGTGTAATCTTGATTATAGAACAGCGAGGTATGAAGTATGACACATCAATGCACAAAATGTAATACCGATTTAGTATTAAACGAAAATTGGGTAGAGGGAAATGTAAGACAACATAAATATCTATGTATTACTTGTTCTACTAAATTAAATGAAACAAGAATGTTTGTAAATGGTAAATATGTACCCTATACACATCCAATGCATAAAGCAGGACGTTATAAGTCTTTTAATGATGCAGCTTTCTCTAGTTTTGAAAAGTATAAAAAGTCAAAAGATGGATATGTCTATGCAATTACTAACCCTGCATGGGAAGGGTGGGTTAAAATTGGTATGGCTGTAGATGCTGACGATAGATGCAAGTCATATCAAACCTCTAGCCCACTTAGAGATTACAAGCTAGAGCACTGCACTTACTTTAAAGATAGACGTAGGGCTGAACATCAGGCACACAAAAAGGCAGAAGAGATAGCAGAAGAATGTGGTTCAGAGTGGTTTAAGATACCTGTAGATGAGGCTGTTAGAATAATAGGAGATTTAAAATGAAGGTACAGTTAATTAATTACATGGGCAATGACCTGACCGTAGTAAATGCTGCACGTGTTAGCTTTAATGTAAACAAGAAAACATTTATAGATACAGATGCTAAGTTAATTAAGTACCTAGCAAAACATAAACATATGTCACCATTTGGTCATTGCTTTGCTTCATTCAAAGTGCAAGCACCTATCTTTGTGGCACGACAGCTAGTGAAACATAAGTTCCTAAGATGGAATGAAATAAGCAGACGCTACGTAAACACCATGCCTAACTGGTACAGACCTAGTATTAGTGACCCCGATACAGCTATCTGGCGTTCACAAACTAAGGACAAGAAGCAGGGTAGTGGTGATGTAATACAGAGTGAGGAAAAACAAAGTCTAGCTACATTTCATCTAAGTAATGTAATAGCCGATGCCATGACTGCCTACGAAAAACTATTGAGTATGGGTATATGTGAAGAACAGGCTCGTATGGTGTTGCCGATATGTCACATGACTGAATGGTTTTGGTCTGGTAGTCTTGACGCATTTGCGGATATGTGTATATTAAGATGTGCAGAGGACGCACAAGTAGAAACAAAAATGGTTGCTGACCAGATAAGTGACCACATGGAAAGTTTATTTCCTGTATCATGGAAGGAATTGATGAATGAAACTAACACTTGATGTAGAAAACACCGTAACAAACAGGAATGGTAAATTACATCTTGACCCATTTGAACCTGACAATAGTTTGACATTGGTAGGTATGCTTTGCGAGTCAGGGAAAGAAACTATCATTACTTTTGACCATTCGGAAATGCAACCTACTGTGTCGGGCAAGGACATTGTACAGAAGATGCTAGATGCAACTACACTCTTGATTATGCACAACGCACCACACGACTTGATGTGGCTGTGGGAGTCAGGATTTAAGTATGATGGTGCTGTGTTTGACACTATGCTCAATGCCTATGTCATACAGCGTGGACAGAAACAACCTTTATCTCTTGAAGCCTGTGCTGAACGCTATCAGTTAGACACAAAGAAACAGGACACATTGAAAGAATACTTTAAGAAAGGATACAGCACTAAGGACATACCCCATGATGAACTGGCTACATACCTGTCTGCTGACCTTCATGCCACACAGCAACTTGCAGACAGACTTATGGCACAGTTAGAAACTGATGACAAAGAACTTGCAAGCACAGCTAAACTTACAGATGAGGTGGCTGTATGTTTGGCACGTATCTATCAGCGTGGATTCTCTGTGGACAAGACTGTTCTTGATGAAGTACGTGTTGAGTTTGAGAATGAGAGAAAGCAACTTGTTACGAGTTTAGATAAACAGTGTAGAGAACTTATGGGTGACTTCCCTATCAATCTCAACAGTCCAGAGCAGTTATCTTGGGTTATCTATAGTCGTAAGCCACATGACAAATCTATGTGGGCGAATCTGTTTGACCAATATATGAATCCTACAGACTACAAAAGCACGATACGGCATAATTCTTCTGTGATATATAAGAAGAAAGCAAAACAGTGTTCCACATGTTATGGTAGTGGACATATACGCAAGACTAAGAAGGACGGTAAACCCTTTGCCAAACCTACTAAGTGTCCTGATTGTAATGCTATTGGTTATATATTTAATGACATACCTAATGCTGTGGCAGGGTTAAAGTTTAATGCACCAAACTCAAAGTGGGTAAGTGCTAACGGTTTTAGTACAAGCAAAGGTAACATAGAACTGTTAGAAAGCATGGCTAAAGCACGTAATATGCCAGATGCAGTCACTTTCCTACGCAATGTTCGTAGACTGTCTGCTGTGGATACCTACCTTTCTAGTTTTATAGATGGTATATCTACATACACAAAGACAGATGGCAAGCTACATGTAAGACTACTACAGCATCGTACCAGTACAGGACGGTTTAGTGGTGCTGACCCCAACATGCAGAACATGCCTAGAGGTGGTACATTTCCTGTGAAGAAGGTATTTGTGTCACGTTGGAAGGGTGGACAGATTATGGAAGCTGACTTTGCACAGCTAGAGTTTAGGGTTGCTGCGTTCTTAGGACAGGACAAGATAGCTATGAAGGAAGTGTCTACAGGCTTTGATGTACATGCCTACACAGCTAAAGTGATTACGGAAGGTGGTCAGCCTACGTCCAGACAGGAAGCCAAGGCTCATACATTTGCTCCTTTGTATGGTGCGAGTGGGTATGGTAGGACACCTGCTGAAGCTAAGTATTATGAGCAGTTTACTAAGAAGTACAGCGGTATTGCCAAGTGGCATACAAAACTTGCAAATGAAGCACTAAACACAGGCAAGATATGTACACCGTCAGGTAGAGAGTTTGCATTTCCTGACGTAATGAGAAGACGCAATGGCACAGTGTCGCACTTCACTCAAATAAAAAACTACCCTGTGCAGTCATTTGCTACGGCAGACATCGTGCCTATTGCACTGCTTCACATAGATAAACTACTGAAAGAATTAAACAGTTGTATAGTAAATACGGTACATGATTCCATAGTGGTTGATGTACACCCAGATGAGGTACGTCAAGTGATTGATATTATAAGTGAAACAAATGACGTACTCAAAAATCTTATTGATAATCAATGGGATATAGACTTCAATGTTCCTTTGATGCTAGAGGCAAAAATAGGAAATAATTGGCTTGACACTAAAGATGTTATATGATATAACTATAAATCTGACTTTTATAAAAGGAGAAAATATATATGATAAATGACTTACAAACTATTAATACAAATGACTATGACACAATGGCTAAAGCTATGGGCATTGCTAATGAAAGACCTGCCACTGCAAGTAAACAAAGTAATCTTGCAAGGGTAAAAATACAACACTCACCACTGATGGGTAAGACAGAAGTAAAAGGTAAAGAGGTAAATGTGGAAGTTGTCGAGGGTGGTACATACAAACTAGACATACCAAATGGTGCGTCCTACTATGGAACAGGTGCTACTATACGACCCTTTATGCAACGGTTTATGTACAAGAAGTACGTTATGGGTACAGGTGGAGAGAAGAACAGATATGTCAAAACTGTCATGTCTGATAATCTAAACATTGATCTGAAGGACAATGACGGTACATTTAATTGTGGTAAACCCTCTGGTTGGATTGATGACTTTAACTCACTGCCACAGAAAACAAAGGACTTGATAAAGGCAGTCAAACGTGTACGTGTTGTGTTTGGTAATATTACACTCACGAATCCTACAGATGAACAGGGTAATGCTGTAAATAATGTTGCAGAGGACGTTCCTTTTATATGGGAGATTGACAACAGGGATGCATTTAAGTCTGTTGGTAAATGTTTCAGTGACCTAGCTAAATCTAAAAGATTACCTGTACAGCATGTTATTACACTTGATACGCAGTCTAATAAAATGAATAATGGTAATATATTTTATACACCTGCACCCACACTGGACATGACTAAAACACTAGACATATTACCAGAGGATCAAGAAATGTTTGGTAATCTTATGTCTTGGGTTGAGAATTATAATACCTACATACTCAACTCTTGGTCAGAGAACATTGGTAAGCATGAGACTGTTGACAAGGAAATGGTTGAAGACTTCATTGACATTGATACAGATGAGATACCACATTGAAACATAAAGCTGAACTAGCTATCCATCAGTACATGTCTGATGCTGCAAACGGAAAGTCCTCTATCTCTGAGGACACCGTTAAGCAGATAGGACAGGACGTAATGGACGCAATGCAACGTCAGTTTGGCGGTGGTAATAAGAGAGATGAGTTTAAGCTACGTATGTCCAACATAGGTAGACCAACATGCCAACTTTGGTTTGACAAGAATCAGCCAGAGAAGGCACTCCCTAAACCCACAACCTTTGTAATGAACATGATGCTAGGAGATATAGTGGAAGCTGTATTTAAAGGTATCCTAAAGGAAGCAGGTGTAAAATATGAAGATTCTGAACAGGTATCTCTGGACTTGGGAGAGGATAATATTAATGGAACATATGATCTTGTTATTGACGGTGCTGTTGATGATGTTAAGTCGGCATCCGATTGGTCATACCGTAATAAGTTTTCTAGCTGTGAAGACCTAGCAAGTGGAGATTCATTTGGTTATATAGCACAGTTAGTCGGCTATGCCAA